TATCACGGTTACCCTGTCCGACCCCGAGAGGTCTCAAGGCGCGAATGCCCCCTATACCCGGGGTATCCCACCCTGGCTACCAGACCTCTGAGTGGACCCCTAGCCCCGGCATGCTGTCATTATCGCTTTTGGTGTTGTTGCAGGTGTCATGCGCTGGCACGATGTTGGCTCGGTCCCAGATCAGCTCGGGGTACTTGGACCTCGGCTTGATGTGGTCGAGTTGGTTGGCACCGGGCTGCTTGCAGATCCAGCACTTGACTACGACACCTTTGGGCAGCAGCTCTTTCGCGATCTTGCGCCTACGGCCTGAGTTGTTCACCCATTCGTCTGCTGCCATGTGCCCAACCCCTAACACGACTGTTGGTCCCGTTCAATTAAACGAAACCAACGTTACTATTCTATTTGTCAAGTATACTGGGTGTCAATATATGAGTATGGGTGAGGTTCGTCACATGGGGGTAGTATACCCAACGAACCCCACCCTATACCATAGGTCCTTTACCCCCTAGTATCTGGGGTTGTGCCAGTCTATGTACACCAGCGCGGACAGTACGAATACGGCGACCCAGAACCAGAACCACATGGCCTAGTACCCGACCTTGTAGGGTCGGCCCCTCTTGCGGGCCAGCTTCCGGAGTCCGCGCCTCTGCTCCCTCGTGAGGGTGGCTGGGTCCTCGCGTCCGAAGGTGTGGGGCAGAACAGGCCGGGTCTTGACCTGAGCCTCTTCGGCCTCGGCCTTCTGCAGTCCCTCCTCAGCTTCCCACATCTTGATGATCCAGGCAGGCGGTTCGCATCCGTTGCCGCAGATGCAGCCGGTCGTATCATCTTCCCAGCAGAAGTCCATCACAGTTTCCTTTCGGTCTTGGCCTCATGCCTTGGACAGAGCCAGTATTCGTCTTTCTCCAACGGTCGGGCCTGCTCGCTGCAGACCCCACACTCGTCACACTTGATCAGGTACCGGACCGCACCCATCAGAACCCGACCTGATCCCGAACCAAGCGGACCCCGTGCTCACCGAGCAGGGCCATGATGTGGGGTCCCCATTTGTGGATATGAATGGACCGTGCCGGGACCAGCCGGTGGACCATCCCGACCGAGGCCAGGGGATAGCCCGGGAAGTCCTCGATGATAAGCACCCCATACCCGGTGGATTCTGCCCGCTGGCATAGGTGCTCTTCCAGTGCAGCCCGCCTTTCGGCCAGTTGCAGTACGGCTTGGGTGATGAATGGGTGGTACCCGCTGCCCTGTTCCATGATGGGTTCGGGGTCCCACAGTGGCTGGCCTGGGTGAACTGTCATGACTTGGCTCCTTTGCCTAGTATCGCTTGGATCAGACCCATAACCGCCTTGGCCTGGGTTGCCCGTTTGTGGGCGTCGAGTATCGCTTTATCCCGGGTCACCGTATGGCCGGGGTTGACTGCGCAGGTGAAGTCTTTATCCACCATTTTGCCTTGGACCATCCACACTCCGAGGGCACCGCCACACTCCACAGTGGAGTCCCCCTCTTCGCCGGATTTGATGGAGCAGGCGAGGTTCTCGATCCGGTAGAAGTACGCGGACATGAGTGGATCGGGGGTGACCAGCTTCTCTGCGGCCTGACGAGCCGCAACCACCCTGGCTCCCCAGTGCCGCATCTTGTCGGCTCCTGCGGGGTCGCGGTCGAGGGTGTCTAGGTTACGTGCAAGATAGCGCAGTTCGTAGGGCACGTCTTTACGCCCGGGTCCTCGACTGGTGCCAGCGAAGAGTAGATTGATCCAACCCCTTCCCGCATAAGCGATACCTCGTATATCGTGCCGGACTCTAGCAGCTTCGTCGTTAAGGTCAAGCCCCGTAACCATGGGGTCTTTCGCGCCTTTGACTTTGACTTGTTCCGCTTTTTCTTCGACATTTAGCCTCCGGGTCAGGGCTTGGAATAGCGGGTCGTACACGTCGGCCAACCAGTGCAGCTCCTGCCAGAGCCTGAACCCGCAGGTCTGGCAGAGCAGGTGTCCGGGTTGGGCGTGCTCCTCGCACTCGTTGATGCAGATACGGTCGAGGTTGATCAAATCTTGCCTACCTGTATATCGTTGCTGGCCGAGGGCAGGATCACCAACTGCTGCGACCCGTTGATGTTGAGCACACCTTTGCGGGTCACCCTGACGCGGATCACTTCGTCTGGCCAATCGGAGTCGCTCAGACGGAAGTGGACCACGGCTCCTTCGGGCAGCATTACTGGCTCTTCGCCATAGTGGCTCACGTAGGTGTTGGACCCTGGCTCTCCGAACTGGCCCCGCTTGAGCTGCTCGTTCTCGCGCTGGGCGATTTCGAGGTCCCGTTCGGCCTGCTCCAGTCGCTGCTGTGCCCATACGGGCAGGGACTTCACCGAGTATTGTTTGGTCTGTCGCATTCTGGCTCCCTATCCGGCCCCTTGGTACTAGTAGAGGCCCGGAATCGAATCCTGGCGGGTCTTTCGACCAGCTATCTCCTCCGGGCCTCCTAGGACCCGAGCCGTAAGGAGCCACCCCGGCTGGGTCTAGAGACTACTCTACCACCATATTTGACTATCTGTCTAGCCGGGGTCTACTCACATATCTTGACAAGCTGGCAAATCCGGTCTTACAATAGAGGGGCAGGGGTTATAACCACATTCGGTCTCACATCGAATAAGGAGCCAGAAATGGTTGATTTTCCAGCACCAACAACAGGCCCGATTTCCACGCTTTGCCGCTGCGGTTGTGGGGAAGCCACCGCCAGCTACCGGAGCGTCTACCGTCCGGGCCATGACAGCAAGCACATCTCGCACCTGTTGCAAGAGTTGCTCAACGGTATCGATTCCGTGGAGCACGGCAAAACCAAGATCAAGGACTTTCAAACCCAGGTCTCGGATGCTTTCATCCTGCTGCCGTCCGCAGCGCTGCAGGACCGCCTGTACCACGCGATCATCAACTACGGGAGAGGCCGTCTGCGGGACCGCCTCGTGGAACTCAAGGTCCAGCCCTTTGAGCCTGCCCGTGCCAGTAACGCAAAGTAACACGGGAATCTTGCCCTCGGGATAACTTGACTCGAGGGCAAGATTCTGGTAAAGTAGTTCTTAGAGGTTCACCCGGAACCCCACAAGATCGAAGGAGCCGAAAATGGCAAAGACCCAGACCCTCAGCAACACCGCCAAGGCCGCAATCAACACCCTGATCGACCTCGGCAACCAGCAGTTCTCCTACTTCGACGAGGGCATCACCGAGGGTTCCGGCATCTGGTACTCGGCACTGCGGGACGAGATGAACTACTCGACCACCCTGAACGCCCGGGCAATCACCAAGCTCGTCAAGGACGGGATGTTCATCAAGTCCGACCGCGACGAGGACGGCGAGGAGTGGCTGGAGCTGACGGCCAAGGGAGCCAAGGCCGCTCTTTCGTTCAAGGACGACAAGAAGTTCAAGATCGTCGAGGAGGCCGCAGCCCCCACGACCCGCAAGGCCCCGACCGCCAAGGGCGAAGCCGCTGGCACCGGCTGCAAGTGCGGCTGCGGCACTCAGGTCCAGGGCAAGAAGGCCCTCTACCGCCCGGGCCACGACGCCAAGCACGTCTCCCGCCTCGTCGCCGAGACCCGGACCACCGGCAAGCAGCCCGCCGAGGCCTCCCTGCTCTCCACCCGCCTCTTCGCGAAGTTCGTGAAGGCCCTCACCAAGTAGCCCCTCCGGGGGTCCTCCGGGACCCCCACTGGGACCGGCTGGATTGGCCAGCTCGCAGGGTTCGACACCCTCCGGCCCCACTAACTTGACACGTAGTCAAGGATATGTTTTAATAGAAATATGAGGCCGGAAGGACCGGCCCCGTCACTGAAGGAGCCAAAAATGACCGAGACCCAGAACACCGCAGCCGCCAAGACCGTCACCACCCGCCACTGCACCTGCGGTTGCGGCGAGGCCACCAGCTCGGCCAAGACGATGTACAAGCCGGGACACGACGCCCGCCACGCTGGCAACGTCGCCCGGGCCATGGCAGCGGATTACAACGACGCCGGGAACGCCGACAAACTGGCCGCTCTCCCGACCGCCAACCTCCAGCACAAGGCGAAGATGATGGCCGCTCGTCTGGTCTCCAAGGAGGCCGCGAAGCTGGAGCGCGCAGCAGGCCGCAAGACCCCCGCGAAGGTGCAGGACAAGCCCGCGAAGCCCGCAGGAAAGATCGCGGAGGTCGTAGCCGCCGAGGAGGCCGCACACGCCGAGGAGACGGCAACGGAGGTCCCGGAGCCGATGTTCGAGGACGAGACCCCCGTCTACCGTGAGCGGGGCTTCGTGAAGATCGGACGCTGGGAATACCCGCTCCGCGAGAACCACTTCGGCAAGACCGAGCGCAACACCAAGCGCGACGGCTCCGGCGAATGGGTGGAGCACGAGGCCAACTAAGGCCCAGGGACCCCCGGTCGTAACAGACCGGGGGTCTCCCCTTGTCCCGATTTGACTGAGTGACAAGGATGTGATTTAATTGAAATATGGGCCGGAAGGGCCGGTCCAGTTCGATAAGGAGCCAACCTTGAACAAGCGCAAGAACAGCAAGCCCGCCACCTACAAGGCGGAATACTTCTACGACAGTGTTGGCCGTCGCCGGAAGCTGCAGGACGCGGCAATGGCCAAAATCCGCGAGGAGTTCGCGGACGGAGTGCCGACCAGCCTGATCGCCTCGGAGTGGGGAGTCTCGGTCGCCCTGATCCGGACGATCTGCTACAGCACCCCGCGCAAGCGCGACATGGATAAGATGGGCGACTAACAGCGAGGCCCCGGGCGAGAGTCCGGGGCCGACCTGTACCCGGGTTTGACACGCGGGCAAGGATATGATTTAATTGAAATATAGGGCAGGACGGACCAGCCCGAACGAAGGAGCCACCAATGATCAATCCAGCAGCCGCCCAGCTCGTAGAGCAGCTCAACCAGATCGGAGCCGAGCTTGAGCGGGTTTTCGAAGCCGAGGGCATGGAGCCGCCGCTCACGACCGGCGAGGTCTTCGTCAACGTCACGACAGGCCGGGTCTGGTTCAAGGTCCAGTCCCAGCAGGACGGGACGGAGCTTTGGCTCTCCGAGCACGCGAGGCACGCGGCCTCCGGCGAGACCCTGGTCTCGGTCGAGAGCGTCGAAGAGGCGATAATGTACCAGTGGGACTAGTCCCCGGACAGCACGAGGCCCCAACCACCGAGAGGAGGTTGGGGCCTCAGCCGTATTACTTACCGGACGAGCCGAACCCGTTCTTGCCCCGGGCGTGGCTGTTCAGCTCCGGTACCAGTACCGGCTCGATCTGCCGGGTACCGTTGCCGATGATGATCAACTGGGCGATACGCTCCCCGGCCTCCACGTGCACCGGCTTGGAGGTCATGTTCTGGACTCCCGAGAACAGCTCGCCCCGGTAGCCCGCGTCGATGATCCCAGGGTTCACGAGCAGCCCCTTCTTGCGGAGGGTCGAGCTGCGACCGACGAGGAAACCCCAGCTCCAGTCAGGCAACTGGACCTTGATGTGGGACCGGATATCCACGAACCCATTGGCCGGAACCCAGGTATCCTCGGTCACGAACAGGTCCAGCCCCGCATCGTCGCTGTATGCGCGGGTAGGCAACTGGACCTCGGCTCCGTCCACAGGAGCGAACTGTAGGGTCTTGCGCTCGCGGGTCGGGTTGCCCTTGGCGAAGCTGGGCAGCTTCTGGTCGGCCAGCCACGTCAGCGCCTCGATGGTCGCGTGGCTCCAGTCTGGCTTCGACTGGACCACGTGCACATTCGGTCCGGTCGGCATAGCCCACGAGGGGTTGCCGTCCGTAATGATCGCAACGTTCATCCCGCGCATCGCTGCCCGCTCGACCTCAGCCGGTACACCCCAGGACCTCACCCCGGCTGGAGCGTAGGCGAGCATTGCGTCCGCCTGCTGGATCGCGGCCTGGTTGATCTTCTGCAGCTCCGGAGTGACTTTCCTCCGGCCTCCCACAGTCCAAGCGGCCCCGGGATCGTAGGCGAGTATCCCGGAGTCCCGGAGGATATTGTCCTTGGCCCACGCTACGGTATCGGCAATCTGGGCCGTGACGGAGTGCCCGCCCGAGAAGTCGATCGGGTAGGCGAGGTAGAGTGTCTTGGTCACAGCTTGACCGGTCCTTTCGTGGTAATTTCGTCGATCACGCGTTCGTACGCCTCGATCATTGGGATTTCATCTTCATGGTGGTACCGGCGCACCCGCTGGAACTCCAGGTCCACCGACAGGCCTCGATCAGGCTCGGCGCAGAGGTCGAGCAGTCGGTTCTTGAGTGCGTCGATTCGCTTGATGTAAGCGGCCTGCGCAGCTTTACTCGGTCGTCCCATCGGTGGCACCCCCGGTCAGCTTGTAACGGTCGTCCATCTCGGAGTGAGTCTCGCTCAGCTCCAGCAGCGCCAGAGCGTGGAACGCCACTGCCGCCAAGTGAGGGGTACCCATCTCGGGATCGAGGTCCTCGCCACCCTGCCACGAGTTGGCATGCCGCTGCAGGGCAGCATACCCCTTGCTGAACTCGTAGCCCTTGCGCCAGTTGTGCGGCTCGTACTTCTTCGCACCCCTGCCGAAGTGGATCGCGACCTGAGTGAGTGCTCCGGTCGGGATCAGGTCGAAGCGGGCCTCCTTGACACCCTTCTCGGCCCCAGTGGAGGACACCGACCTGACCTCCCCCACGGACAGGTCCAAGATCCGCGCTCGCCTCAGATTGGCCAGGACTCCTTCCCTAGCTTCATCGGACAGCTCAACCCCATGGAGCTTGAACAGGCCGGACAGCCCCTGCTCGTCCTCCTGCAGCTCCCCTACCTGCTCCAAGGGTACGGACGGGGCCTCCTCGGGCTTCGGAGACAGGTGCCGGTGTTCTAGGGCCTCCCGGTCCTCCGAGGCCTTCTGACGGGCCTCCGCACCGCAGGAGCAGGGCAGTTCATCCCCGAACCCAGCCGGGATCAGACTGGCGCAGTTCAGCGCGTGCTGCCAGTTGGCCACGGCTCAGGCTCCGATCCGGACAACGGTCTTGGGCGAGGTCGCGATCATCTTGACCTGAGCACCCGTGTCGCGGTAAACGCGGTCGATCCATTCCTCGACCTTCTGCAGCGTGGCCGCGTCGCAGTCGTCGAACGAAGTCAGGCCCGCAATCTCCGGGATAACCTGATCCAGCATGGTCAGCGCAACAACCACGTGAGGGCCTCCCTCGACCGCCTGCCAGAGCAGGGCCTCCAGATTGTCCTCGCTGATCCGGACTCCTCCGTTGGCCCGGAACGCGTCAGCCACGAGCTGTCCGTCCCAGTCCCCCACCCGGCGTACCTTCTGGGTGACAGTGGTCCGCTCCTCCGGCAGGCCCAGGGCCTCCCAAGAGGTCTCGTTGTTCATCGGTCCGGAGTTGCCAGCCACGCGGATCGGGTAGACCCTGGCCGCGATGAACACCTGCACCGTATCGACCCCGGTCTGCCACGGGCTGATCCCGGCCATGGCAAGGAAGTCAATGGCGCGGCAGTCCGAGCTGGTGGTCTGCGGGTAGGCGTCCGTGTGGACTCCGAGTCCGTAACCCTGGGTCCCCTCGATGATCACGTGGACGTTGGGCTTCTGCAGCGCCGTGTGCAGGTACTCGACCGTATCGACCACCCGGACCCCCGGGAGCTGGTTCAGCAGTTCCAGCGCTGCCGGAACGTCGCGCAGACGGCGGGCCTTGCGCCAGATGCGCTCGGCACGGGCAGCGCCGATACCCTTGGCAGTCGAGCCGATGTTCTCGACCATCCTGCCCTCCTGCTCCTGCATCTTGTGGTGGTACTCAATCATCGTCGCGTTGCCGTCCACCAGCAGGTCCAAGATGTGGCCGTGGTCCAGTGCCAGATGGATTTCATCGATCAGCACCGGCAGATCGATTTCGGAGCCTGCGGCGATCACCGAGGTAATCGGCTCGATCACAGCCCCCACCGGTACCTGACGGAATGCGAACTTGTTGCCCTCGTCGTCGTACGCGGTGTGCCCCGCGTTGGGTCCCGCTACCCGGACGTTGACCACTTCACGGTCTGCGCTCGCTGCCAGCGCGACGAGCTGCGCCGTCACGTGTCCCTTGGCCTCGGAGCCGAACTGTCCGCCTACTACTACTGCAATGTTGCTCATGTCCATCTTTCTGTTGGGTTGTCCCGTTTCACGTGAAACGGAAATCTATTTGTGACTAATTAAGTCTACTTGTTCCAGTGAGGGCACGCTTCAAGCGACCCGAGCAGGTGCTTCGCATTGTTGCAGTTCCAGCATAGAATCTGGTAACCCGGAGGCATGCCCGCCATGTGAAGCCGCCAAGCGAGGTTGGGACCGAGCTTCTTGATTTCGGCAGTCCCTCCCCCATCGATGTGGTCGATGTTCAGAAACACCATCCGGTCCTCGCCGCAGCAGACGCATACCCCGCCGTAATGCAGGACGACCTTCTCCCGGACCTTCCGCCGTGCCTCGCGGGTTCTGGCGTTCCGGCAGTCCCGGCATCGCCGGATGATGCTGCCCTTGCGGCTCTGGTAGTAGTGTTCTTTGGGGTGCTCTTCCCCACAAGCGATGCAAGTAATCATACGTAGATTCTACCATATGCATCTACTTGCCTCCATTCCAGATTTTCGCATCGACCCCACCCGGGACCCCCGGGAAGGTCTCGGCCCAGAGTTCAACACCGATTTCAATCACCCGATCAATGATCGCCTTGGCCCGGTCGTTGGGCAGCAGCAGAACCATCGAGTCATGGACCAGCAGCACAGTGCCGCCGACCTCCAACTCTTCCTCGGTGAGCTGGCTGGAAATGTACTTGTCCGCCAGCGTCCACCAGTTGATCCCGAACTGCGCCAGCGAGGGCTGGACCCGCTGGTTGAACCCCTTGTGGGTGTCCTCGTGCTTGGCAAACCAGCGGCGCTCGCCGTTGGACATTTGTAGATATCCGGCGACCTCGCGGCGATCCTTCTGCCGACGCTCGATCCGGGCCATGTGCTCGTTGATCGCCCGCTTGTACTCCGGGTAGAGCGCGTTCCAGTCCTTCACCAGCACTTGGGCCTCGCGGTCCGAGAGGATAATACCGGTGTTGACTTCGATGTTCTGCTGCAGCGTAGCCCAGCCGACACCAAAAATCAGCGAGAAGTTTGCTCGCTTGGCGATCGACCGGCGCTGGTCCCAGTTCTCGTCGTCCTCCGACGCGTTGAACAGCTCCTTGGCAGTTTCGCCGTGCAGGTCCATACCCTGGTCGATCATGTCCAGCATTCGCTGGCACTTTGCGAACAGAGCCGCCACCCTCAACTCAGCGTTGGCCAAGTCGAGTTCCCACATCTCCCAACCCGGCATCTTCGCCACCGCAGAGCCGATCAGGGCACGCGGCGAAGGAATTCCGTCCATGCCCTCATAACCCGACAGCTTGTAGTTCTGCGGGATCGCCTGTAGCTGGATGCCCTCGACGGAGAAGCGACCGGACCTAGTGCCGTTCTGTCGGACCGAGGTCCTCAGACGACCATCCCTTCCAGCTTTGGTGAGCCAACCCTCATACCAGCGCGAGTCTGCGTCCTGGCATTTAGCGAAGTTGCGCCACACCGCAGCCCCCGGGAGGTCCTGCAGGATCAGCTTACCGAGGTCGTTCGCGGTGAGTGAGGGAGCGCCACCATCAGTCGTAGCGACCGGCGGATGCCCGAGTCCTTCCACCCCGTGTTTGAGACCGGAGCCGAACCAGTAGTGCTTGGCCATGTCCAGCGTGGCTGGCTTGAACGGCAGTTCCTTGCTAAAGGTGGAGGCGCGTCGTTTCAGCTCCGCGCTCGCCTGCTGGGCCTCCTCGATATCAAAGGGCAGACCCCGCTTCTCCATCCGGTACAGCAGGTAGGTCATGTTCATCCGGCGCAGGAAGGCCTCGGACGCTTCCATCCGGCCTTGCTTGCCGTCCATCCATGGGACCCCACCATCCAGAATCCAGTCCAACTGGACCGCCTTTAGCCGGGTCGTCAGGCGAGCATCCTGATCGGCGTATTTCGCGATGGTATCCCACGGCATCAGGTCCCAGCGGCCCTTGGGCAGCTTCTTCTTCTTGAGGTACTCCGAGATTACGTGCTTCTCGTCGGACTCCTGCGCTCCCCACAGGAACTCGGTGGCCGTCCCCGGACCTTTCAGCGAGGTCGAGGGCAGGAAACCGAACACCAGATCGTTGCCGTTCTGGGTGTCCCACTGAACAAAGTCCATGAAGTCGTCGCCGACCCCTGGCCAGCGCCTGCAGCCTGCCCGGAACATGTGGCAGTCGAACTTACTGTTCTGCATGTCCAGCGAGTGGGAGTCCCCCACCAACCGAATGAACTCCAGCAGGGCAGTCCACTCGGACAGCGGCAAGTTCTCAGCATCCGGCCAGAGCGTCGCCTGTCCGTTGTCCTCAGGCTTGCCGGTGCCCGACACTCCCTGATCGAACGGCCATGCAAACGAAATCACTCGGATATCCGGCTTGCCCTCGTAGACTGGCTCCTTGTGGTTGGTGCTGATCCCGGAGGGCCAGACCTCGCTCTGCACGAAATCCCAATCGTCGGTCTCGTCCAGCCAAGCGATGGAGACCGTAGAAATCCTGGCCCCTTCGTCGGTGCGCAGTCCCGAAGTTTCAGTATCCACCGACATGCTGGACCCCGGGGTGTTCACACCCATCTGGTACAGGGCCAGCAGGTCGGACGGGAGCAGCCGCGCTCCCCGTACGATATCGCCCACTGCTAGTGCACCTTCCGGGTGCTGCACAGGACGCCGTATGTCTCGTCGTTCGTGGCCTCGTGCAGGGCCTCCAGTGCGGTCTCCGTGGACTGGTAGGCACCCACCCACTCCGCACGGTCCGAGTCGGGCCAGCACTTCACGACAGCCACTGCCGCGCCGTCCGGTCCCTCACCCTCGGCCAGGGTCTCCGGGCGAAGCGGTCCCAAGTAGGCTTCCATACGTACCATGCCGTTAGTCAATTTGGCTCCCTCGTTGTCAGTTGTTGTCGGCCCCACCGGGGCACAGAGACTACTCTACCAGCAGGTTTGCCTGCCGCGCAAGCCGGGGTGTCTGTTACACCCGTTACGACCCGATTACACCCCATCTGTATGCATCTCCCGCCGCGTCCTTCCGGGCCAGAAGGGGTATTTGTTACAGTGTTACAGGCTCCCGGCATGACCCCTTATAACAAGGAGAGGAGACCAGACTCTATCTGATCCCCTCTCCCACGTACGTAAAAAAGAAACTATATTGTAACTATTGTAACGCTGTAACTATTTTTGGTCTTGTCCCGTCCTTCCGGGGTTCCTTAAACTAAACCCTGTCTACAGGCTCGTCTACAGCCGGGGCCTCCAGCCTGTAACTAGGACCCCTCGGCACGCCTCAGGACAGTTTGTACATACTCACTCGGGAGCTTCCGGAACCGCTGGGAGCTGCCTCCAACCCGCATAACCTTGTGCCCAGCGGCCAAAGCCTGGGATTGCTGGCTCAGCGCTGATACTGTCTCGGTGCGGTCGTCAACCCTGAACCCCTGCTCCCGCTTCCATGCCTCCGCCAGCAATGTAGGTGAATAGAAGATTTCCACAGTCGCTCCGTCCAACGTATCCGCTCCCGGTGACTCAAGGTCACCTTTGATCGCCACCGGAGAGATAAGCGACTGGAACCGCCCCTCGGTGAGCCGCTCCGGCTTCTCCGGGTAATCGAACGTCCGCAGCGCCCAAGGAATGATCTTCATCGTCAGGGTGTTGTCCTGATCCAACGTCTGCTTGTTCGCCCCGGCCCAGGCATCCACCCGGCGCGCGTGCTCGCCCTGCCCGTCCCACGCCGCAGGATCGCCCACGAGAGAATCCAGCAGGCGTGCCCCGGCCCTCAGGACCGCCAGCTTGTCCCCGTGTCGTCCCGGTACCTCCCGAGCCGCCTCGTTCAGGGCCTTGAGTGCGGGCTTCGTGTTCTGCAGCGCGTGTTGGACGAACCAGCCCGCCAGAACCGACAGTCCACCCTGCGACTTGGGGTAGAGCGACCGCAGCTCCTGTACGTCCTCCCACTGCAGCTTGCTCGGGTCGTGCTTGGACTTGCGTCCCTTGGGGCTGGTGATGTTCAGAACCACCGACCGGTCGAGCAGTGCCTTCTGCGTACCGAACCCCAGGGCCTCACCCGTGATCAGGATCGGCGCAACAACCTTGGTATTCCTGATGCCGTTCCGGTCCGCCTCCATCTTGGACGCGGTGCCGTTGGAGGTCGAGGCCCGGAGCAGCTCGCCATACGCCTCCAGCGAGTCGAGGTCGTCCGCCCAGACAATGCCGTTCTTGTTGGCCGACGCGTAGTCCCGGAGAACCGGTCGGGTCGGGACAATCTGCCCGCGCGTGTTCCCATTCAGCTCCACCATCAGATCGAAGAAGCCGTTCGTCTTGCCCGACTCCGACGCCGCTTCCACCCCGAAGAACGGGAATAGCGCCGTGCGGTCCTGAATCTGCGGTTTCAGCAGGCACGCGGCCCACCAAGCCCCGAAGATCGATGTGGCGGTCTCCTCTTGGAAGCTCAAAATCTCCCGCAGCACCCGCTGTGCCTCCGCCCGGTCCCGCTCCATCCCGTAGGCGTACGGGGCGATATCCCGCTCCACCAGCGAGGGGTCCGCCACGATGTGGGCCTCTTCCTTGCTGGTCTTGCCCGCCTGCGTGATCAGACCCTCGTGAGTTACGAAACCATCCATCAGCTCGTCATAACCCAGGGTGGTCACGATCTTGACCTCGGGTGGGTTCTGACTGTTCAGGTACCGGAGGATTCTGGTTGCGGGTGGCGTCTTGGGCTGGGCCATGAAAGGTTGATCCACGCTCATGCCTCGTGCGGCGAGCCACGTCTTGAACCCGTTCTCGTTACCCAAGGTCTCACCCGGTAGGGTGGTATCATAGAACTTCCCGCCCCAGTAAATCCGGACCCAGTACAGGCGACGGGAGGTCTCGTCCACCGCCACGCCACGAGCCTCGATATCGAAGTCCGCGTATGGGGCCTGTTCGTAGTGGGTCTCGTCCCCGTTCTTCACCGCGATCTGGCAGAACAGCCGTGCCTTGTTGCCGGTCAAGAACCCGTTGCCCTCGTGCAGGACCTTGGTAGGCTTGGCCTGCTCCGCTTCCCAGACCGAGTTTAGGGTCTTTTGCAGCTCCTCCACGGGCAGCGGATTCGGCATACGGTTCGCCGCCCCGAGGACCTCAATCTCGTAGTCATTGAACCTGCTGGCTTTCTTGGCAATGAAGCCACAGACCCGGACGAACCAGTCGTTCCGGCCACCCTCCCCCGGAGGGTCCGCCAGAAGGCCCGCGAGGGTACTCGCGTGGCTCTCCATCGGCCTCTTGTGGCTCTTGGTCCCGTCCACCACTGCGAGGCCCTTCTTGGCCCCACGGGAGGCCGCAGGCTGGGCAATCCCGGCCTCTTGGTAGATCAGGGCAAGCTCGTCGTCCGTGAGCAGGTGCTCCTCGCGGTCGTAGGCATCCAGGGTGTAGGGCTGGCCCGTCTCTTCGTGTGGCGTGGGAGGCATTACAATGTAAGATCCCTTACCTGCTCTAATATCAATTCCTGGACCCAAGACGTTCGTTCCGGACTTGACAGCCGCAGCAGCCGAGCCAGGCTCAATTCGGTATACAAGATGAAGGTTGCCGTTCCCCCGTCCCGAGTGATGTGTGCGCGTATCTGGTAGGGACCCCAGCCGCGTTGCGCCGTGGTTGAAATCGAGGTCAATTGCCAACCGGTCGTCGCCAAGATTTGCGCCAATCCCGGCAGAGGGATATTTATTCCACCAGTAGCGAATAAGGTCCTCGTCAGTCGATCCGTCGAGTGCACCGTTGCCACCTGCTTTCTTGCTGATCATCGGAATTTTGGTGCCGGGACGGAGCGGGAACACATTCCAGCCCTCACGGGCGAGGGCCAGGGCTGCATCCAGCATGGTTTCGGGGGTGTACTCCGCCAGAGTGGCTGAGTGACGTTCGGACAGTTTTACCACAGTAACTCCTAAGGGGTGAGGCCCCCGACCCTAGGTGGGTCGAGGGCCTCGCAATCAAACAGACTCGGACGGACTAGAAGGTGTCGTCGCCTTCCGGCTCCAGCTCGGTGGAGTCGAAGTCGTCCGGAACGGGGCCAATGGACTTGACCTCGTTTACCTTCTCGCCCTTACGGTCGCCGGAGGCAATTACGCGGGTTCCGACCTTGATCAGCGCCCATTCGCCGCGCATTTCGTCAGTGTCGCTGTCCGGAGTGTATCCGAAGGCTTCGAAGAACCCACGGAGCTGGCCCTGGGACATGGAGTGGAAGGAGGCCCACTTCTTGTCACCGTTGGTGTAGTTGGCCGGTGCCTTCTCGTCCGAGACGACGTTCAGGCGGAGCCACTGCTTGCCGCTGGCCTTCTCGTTGGTGGACTGCTTGTGCAGGTTCTCCAAGGTCGCGTTCCAGACCGGCGCGTAGTTGCCGTCCTGTACCTCTACGTCTCCGAGCTGGGCGTAGTAGTAACCGTTGTCCAGCAGCGGGAAATCGCCACTGACGACCTCTGCGGTTTCGACGGCGGCTGCGAGCTTCTTGTTGAGCTTAGGCATTTCTGGTGTTTCCTATCTTGTTTAGGTTGAACCCGGCGTGTTGTCCGGGGTGTTGCTGGACTTGGAGTATTTACTCGTCGTCGTTGGTGTCGGCGGCTTCGGTGTCGTCCTCCCCGGACTCCGCTTCTGCCTTGCGATCCGCTGCCGTCTTGCGGATTTTGCCGGAGACCTTGGGCTTGCGCTCCTTGATCGCTGGCAAAGCCTTCTGGAGGTCGTCGGACGCCTCCTCGATTTCCCCGTCGATGTAGCCCAGGATTCGCTCCATGCTGGGCTGTGCGATCACCTTGGGGAGACCTCCCATGCGGTCCTTGGTGCGGAAGGTGCCCACACCCTTGACCAGTGCCCGGAACGGTCCGTCCTCGTCCTCCGCCTTGAAGTAGAGGTTGACGTCCGTGTAGCCCAGGATGGAAGTCTGCAGGGCCGGTGTGACTGCGGGGCCGTATGAGACCTTGGAGGTCTTCTCGTCCACGTCCCGGCGCTCCAGTGCCGTCACGATGTAGTGCACCGGGAGGTCACGGAACTTGCGCAGAAGGTCATTGACCATCTTCGACATTACGCCATAGTCGTCACGGTCGGTAAAGAACTCGTCGCTCTCGGAGATTACTACGTCCCGATCCCTGGCCCGCTGGATGCGGGCATTCGCCACGTCCGACACGATCTTGGCGTGTACTTCGGTGATGGAGTCCCAGCCAATTGCGAACCACGAGTTCGGGTCCTTGGCGAGGTCGGACTGCAGGCGCTGGTACAGCTTCTCTAGACCCTTACGGGTGACTCGCCCACCGGTCTTGGGGTTCGGCCACAGGACGATCTTGGAAGTATCGATCCCGCGACGTTCGAGGGCCTTCTTCTTCACGCCACCTTCGGCGTTGACGATCAGGACCTTGCTACCCTCGGGAGCGATGTTCGCTGCCGTCGCAATGGCCGTGGTCTTGCCGGAGCCTTCCAGCCCGTAGAAGCAGAAGTTGTAGAAGTCGTCTACCTCGTCCACCGGAGCGAAGAGGTCATCCATTCGGTCGTCCTCGACGGGTGCTGCCTTGACCACATCATCGATGCTGGTCTGGGCGATCGCCTCAGCGATCTTGTCGTTCTTTTTAGCGGCTGCTGCGCGTGGCAATTCATCCTCTTTCGTGTGGTTTCATTCCAGATCGGCTCCCGTCTGGTCGGGTGGTGCTGTACTATCTAATCACTAGGCTTGGCAGGGTGTCAAGCCGGGGTTAGTGCGGGTGGTGCGGGAGCATCTGGGCGATGTACATGATCGCTTCCTGACGGGTGAAGCCGTTGGCCAGGAACTCCCGCAGCATGTCCCCCGAACGCCTGCCGATCAGGCGGGCCTCGGAGTTACTCTCCTGCGCTTCCCACGGCACGGAGGCCCCGAAATCCTCCGGGGTGGGTCCGAGATCCTCCGTAGCCTCTTCCTGCCCCTCCGGAGCTGCATTGGGACCGAAGGCCCCCATGAATGCCTCGTAGCGCGGGTCGTTGTCGTCTGGAGTCGTAGTCATTTAGTGCCTCGTGAAATCCTGATGGAAGCCCTCGGCCTTCATCACGTGTTCGATGGACAGACCCTCACGCAACATCAGGTGAGCCTCTTTGAAGTCGCACTTCCAGCCGCAGTTCCGGACGTCCGGGGCCGAATAGAGCGGGAGCTGCATGCCCTTGGGCGGGTAGGCGTTGCGGGCAGCGGCGAATGCGTCGTCCGCCAGTGCCTTCAACTCCCGGTCGGACCGGTTCAGGTAGAACCGCTCGTTCCGGTCCTCCAAAGTCTGGGGCTTGTACTTCTTGCCCTTGGGCCAGGTTTCCTCAGGCCGGTCGCCCGTGTTCTGGGTCGTGCGGCAGTAGGTGTGCATCGAACCCATGACCTTCTGCCCGAGCGCGGTGACTGCCCACGTGTAGAGGCCGAATTGGTCGTCGAGCTGCAGTTCGAACTGGCTGGGCTTATTGGCCCCGGACTTGTGGTCCTCGATCCAGATTTGGCCATCCCGCTTGGACCGGACCAGACGGTCCATTTTCAGTTTCAGGTGGTAATGTGAGGGACGACCGTCCGGCCAAGGCAGCGGGACCTGCGCGGGCAGCTCCACCCCGACCGTGATCCACTCGTCGTCCACCCCGTGGAACTCGACGTAACCGTCATACATCCACTCGATCAGTGCCTGGGTTGGGGTCTGGTTGCCCCTCTCGTCCATGATGTGGGGCCGGATTGCCTCGCGGCACTTGGCCAGGATCAGCCGCTGGTCCCCCGGTGAAGGCGTCCGGTAGTTGGCGTCCTTCTGCTCCTGCATCAGGACCAGATGGTGGGCCTCCATCACGGCATGCCACATGGACCCCTTGCCGAGCGCGGAGTCCTCAGCCTTCTCGGAGGTCCAGCGCTGCTTGTACGCCAATAGGTGCTTCAAGTTGCATTGCCGGAAGGTGTCCAGCTCCGAGTAGCTTACGATTTGAATCTGTGGCATCAGTTGCCCTTCTCCGAGGTCTTAATTCGAGCGACGATCTGGTGGATTTTCTGTCCCAAGTTATAAGCCAGACTGGCCCCCACGAGCTGGCCCGCGATGAACCCCCAATCCTTGGGGTTTGAGTTCTCGATAACTGTGATTGCAATTTGCTCCTTAGTTAGTCTCGGCACGGCCTTCTTCTCTCCATTCTGCGAAACTCGGGAACTCGAACCCCTGGGCGTGGTAGGCATCGGTGGAGTCGAGGTAGTCGTTGTAGGCCCGCTGCCGTGCCACGGTGTAGCGCGTGTACAGGCGGTGGAACTCGGCCTCACTGCTGATCTGGGACTGCTCCCACTCCCTCTGGAGGTCCTTCCACTTGCTGTAGGCCAGCAGGATCGCGAAGAACGCCACCAAGTACAGCACCAGAATCAGCGAGTCCGGGATGCTGGGCACGACCACTCCGACCAGCAGGCCCGCCACCGCCACAATGGCCAGCCCCATCAACTGCCAGACCCGGGTCATTCTCCCTCCCGCTCAGCTACCATGGCCGGGGTCGGCACGTTTACTTCGAGGATCGCGGTCACCTTGTTGACCAGACCCCGGAGGGACTCGTCCCGGAGAGTGATGTTCATGATCTCTTCCTTGTCGCGCTGGCCCTGAGGGTCCCGGCTGTTGATCGTGGTCTTGGTGACCTTGACGATATCGACTCGTGCGGTGTAGTGCGTGCTCATGCTTCCAGCTCCTTGACTAGTTTCATCATTTCGGGGTCCTGTTCGGCCAAGTGGTAGGCGAGGTCCAGGGTCTGGCGCTCTGCTACCTTGGTTTTGATCTGCTCCAGCACCTTGTCCCGGCGCACGCAACGCTCCAAGGCGTCGGTGTCCACCTTCTGGAAGGCCCACGCGGTGGCCTTCTGTGGGTTCTCGGATGGGGACGCGGTAACTACGGCAAGGTGTATCCCGCCTCGGTCTGCTACGAGCACGAGGTCCTCGGGCTGGAGCGCGAGTTGGGTTTTGAAGGCGTAGGAGCGGCTGTGGTGGCCGTTCTCCGGGTACTGTACATCGACGGTGGTTGACATTTGGTCTCCTAGAATGGGGGTTCGGATTCTTCATTGGTGGGCGTCCAGTCGTGGGACCGGACGGGCTTCTCGTAGCTCTTGGCGAGCTGCTCAGCCCGGGCTTTCACGTACCGGCCTCCGAGGTCCTGAGGACCCCTGATCGTGGGGTCGTACAGTAGCTCCAGCATCAGGCGGTGTCCGTCCCGGAGTTCGGCGGTAGCCTGGGCCTTGAACGGCTCGTCGGCGTATTTGTTCGCATACCCAACCGCGTTGTTGGACGCGGCCTCCAACCAGTTCAGCCGCATAAGAGCGGTCACACCTTTCTCGGTGCTCTCACTCTTCTCGGTGATCTGTGGTCGCCGGTTGATCTTCGGCACTGCTGCTCCTATCTGGGTTGGTGTTTTCGTTGGTGAGGCCCCACTGGGCCAGTGAGCCTTTCCCCATTCCGTAAATCGTCGCGTAGGGGATCACCAGATCACCATCTCATTCGCGATTTCGAAGGGGCCAGCCTTGCCGCCGTACTCCCGCTCGGTGTTGATCAGCCGGAGTTCGCCAGTCTCAGTCCGGGCTGTCCATGCCTGGGTGATGCCCTGACGTAGCATGCCGACCAGCTCGCCCGCTCCATTGCGGACTTCCCACTTGCCGCCTCCGGCGTATGCTACCCGGTACATCAGTTGCCCTCCGTCACGTAGTAATCGATCTTGTAGTCCGATTCCAGCCGCTTGTACCCGGCGCGGAGTTCGTTGGCCTCTTCTCGGGTGGCGATCTGATCCTGGCATACCCACGAGTTTCCGGTGAGGGTGTTTTCGCCCATTAGCGTGAACATTTTGGCTCCTTCAAAGTTTGGGGGTGGGAGGGGCCTTGCGACCCCTCCCGGGTCTGGTTTACTTGAGGCGGTAGTTTCCGTCGTCGAGGCAGCTCTGCGCGATGAAGAGGTCGAAGCCCCGGCCAATCTCCGGACGGACCATCGCGACGTAGTTCTCTTCGCCGTTGCGGTTGGTGGTTCCAGCGGGGGTGAACTTCTTGCTCAGGATCACCAGCTCGTTACCGGCGAGGTTCACGAGGGTCTTGCCCTTGGTGAGGTCTGCAATCTTCGTCATTTCGGCTCCTAATTCGGGGTGGCTAAAACACCAGTAAACCATGCCCCTTGCCTAGTTGTCAAGTGGGGCCTCGTCCCAAAGCTCCGGGTTACGTATCATCTTCTCCCCGAGCGTATCCATAACGAACTTGATCCCGTGGACCTCGGCGTCCATGACGTGCTGGCCCGGGACCTTGAGCCGCTTGGCCGTGAAGGTGTACTTCTTGCGCTCCAGGATCGCGAACGCCGGGGCCTTGGCTGCTGGCTGCTGCATGAAGAGCTGGACCTCGTAGTTCATGTTCGGATTCAGGTGGCTGTACTGGTTCGCCAGCCTCACCGCCATTTTGGCCGCGCCGATCATTTGCGAGGTCAACATCTCCGACCCCACCTGCTCTTTGAGCTTATCGGCGTACAGGCTAAACGACTCCAGTACGAAGTACCTAAACAGACCCGAGACCAAGGCCGGGTAGATGTAGTCGAGGAACTCCTCGGGAGTCATTTCGGTTACGAATACGACCGCCCAGCCCTTTTCCTGCCGATCCAGCCACGCCACCCCCACATGTTCGTCCCCGGGGTCTACCGCGAGAATCATCCGCCCGTAGGCTTCGTCCCTAAACACTGGCAGTTTCACGTGAAACAGACTCCTTTGGTTCGTATCCGAGGATGCGGTTCCGATCCTCGATGAAGTACAGCGCCTCGATTTCAGCCCGGTACTCCCGGTCGGATACTGGCATGGGGTCGGAGGCCCAAACCGCCACCATGCGCCGGGAGATTCCCCGGAGCCTCGACGGTCGGGCCATGGACAGGTGCTTCCGGGGGTCGAAGCTGTAGCCCAGGGCGTCCAGCCGACGCCGGAACTCGTCGGTCCAGAGGCGGGCCTCGTGTGCCCCTCCGAAGAACACGTAATGCGGGGCCTGCCCGTCCTGCCCGATGAACTTAATGTGGTTCGTGACTGCCCGGTTCAGAAGCTCCAGCCGCTGGGCCTCCTTGCGCCTCCGAAGCTCCGCCCAATAGTCCGCAGTGAAGCGGACCGACTTGGCCCCTCCCTTGCGGACATAATCCTTGGACGACATGCGGGGTGCGATGTATCGGCGTTCCATGATTTCCTATCTATTTGGTGATGCCAGCTCGCTTGCGGAACTTGGCTCCGAAAGCTTCGCTGATCGCGTCGGCTCGGATCGCGGCTTCGTCGGCGTGACGGCCCCCGCGCTCTGCAGCCTCTACTAGCTGGTTGAGGTACTTGCTATCGTGCCCAGGCAGGAACTTCCCGCCCTTGGTCAGCCCCTCGCACCCGCAGGTGCAGAAGGTAGGCTCGGCGGGCTTCCGTGGGGTCCGGGAGACCCTCGCACGGGCTGGAGGGCCTTCCGGCGCTCCCGCGTCCTCCGAGGGCTGGAGGACGGCCTTCTTCTGGGTCTCGCTCCTGATCCATTGGATAGTGGGGTTCGCGGCCAACCGCCGCTCCTGCTCGGCCTCGCAGTCCTGCCGGTCCAAGCACTTCCAGTTCGGCCCAATCTCGTTGGCCTCGGTATTGTGGCACTCGGTGCAGCGAGGCTGGCCAGCCCTGCAGCCCTCCTGTTTGCAACCGCAGAGAATGATCTGCCCGTTGCCGTTTCGGACTCCGCCCGGGCAGCAGTCGTGATGCCCGACCATGCAGTGCCCGCAGGCGTGCTGGCCCTGACGGGTCGGAAATTGGCGCGGGTCGGTGAGGTTCTGGGTGGCGGTGTCGGTGGCGGTCATTGCGGCTCCTTAATTGGTGGTGGTGCAGGTGTGCTTGTAGTTTCCGAGGTAGTCCGGGTTGCAGCGTCGGCAGTCCGGGTTGTCGTCCGGAATCCAGACGGCGAACTTGTGGCTCCCTCCGTGGAGGCAGGGGAACTGCCCTGGCCTCAGCTTCTGGTCCTTCCGGTGCTGGGCCTTCGGGACCCCGCAGACTGCGCAGGTGTCCCGGTACTCCCAGACCCCGGAGATTCCACGTGGCATTAGAGGAACCGTACCGCGTTAGCGTCCACGTAGTGCACGCCGTTGTACTTGATCAGGACCATCGACTTCTGCGCCACCGAATAGGAGGCCATGAGGTCGGTGTTTGCGGGAATCACCACCGGCTCTCCGCTGGCCGTGGTCAGCTTGAGTTCGCGGGTGGTCCGTGCGGGCTGGTAGTTTACGCTCACTGGTTGGCTCCTTGTGGTCGTTGGCGGGGCCTCGTGCAGGCCCCGCCCATTGACTCTAGTCAACCATATGGTTTGCCAGCCTGTCAAGCCAGACTCGCTGCCAGGGTTCCAGCTCGATCCCCAGCACGTCGCGGAAGTAGGCCCGGACTCCTACAGCAGTTTTTTGAAATCGCCCGCCGACATGAAACGAATTTGGTCGGTGGTTTTCTCGGCCAGCAGGACTCGCTTGTTCGCATCGACGGTATCCGGAGTTATATACTCCTTGATAGTCACCGGGCGAGTCTGTCCGAGCCGGTGCACCCGCTGCCGCGCCTGCTCGTTCCGATACGGCTTGTAGGAAGTCTCTACAAAGATCGCCATATCCGCGACCGTAAGCTGCAGGCCCTCGGACACCATCTCCAGACTCCCCACCAGCACGTCCAGTTTCCCATCCTTGAAATCCTGGACTGCAGACCCATTGGCCGTCTTGGAGTTCCCACCGTGCACAGTAGCAGCGGTAGCCCCCGTCGATTTCGCCACAGCCGCACAAGCGTCCACAACATCCCGATAGTGCGCTAAGACCAGCGTAGGTCTTGCCCGTCCCGCGAGGTCGAATCTCAACTGTTCGAATTTCCCACCCTTCGGCTCCCCTACGGGGTTCAGCAGCCAAGGAGATATGGATATCCGATCCAACGCTACGTGTCGTGCTCCCGTCGACCACGACAAAATCTCCTTGTCGTCGACCTCCGTCATGAAGTGCTTCTTCATTTCGCGGTAGTGCTTTTTCTGCGGCCCATCCATCGGGACCAGGATTTCCTGATTCGTCACTGGAGGCAAATCGATACAATCCTCCCGCAGTCGCCGCAAGAATTTGTCTCCTAGATTCTCGCTCATGAAGGTCGAGTAGTGTTCGCAGGGCGTAGTCGGGGGCAGGGAGTAGCAGGCGGCTCGACAGGCCAGAAGTTTGCCGATAACCCTCTCGTGTTCCCGGTGTCGGCTGATTTCCACGTCGAACCACGTCTCCACCCACCTCCAATACGAACCCAACGGGCCACCCCGCTTTGCCTTCTCTGGGAACATCACCCGAAGTAGGGTGAACATCTCGTGCGCCCAGTTCGGGATCGGCGTCCCGGTCATTTCCAACACGTGATCGCAGTTCTTCGCGAGCTGCTCGACGCTCTTCGTCCAATACGTGTTGCGTCCTTTCGTATAGTGACTCTCGTCCACTACCAAGGCGTGAAACGACCCGGTAAGCTCCGGGACCAGTTTTGATGTAGGTTTCAATCCTCCTTTGGCCGTCTTCTCTCGGAGGTTCATTCCCGAATACGGAATAACAGTCCAATTCTCCGGATAGTTCGACCACTGGGCCAGTTGGTCCCGCCACGTGCCGCCGTTGATCACCATCGCCGGGGCGATGATCGCGTTTCGGTTGTTTGGTCCATCGAACGCCTCGATTGCCAGCCGAGATTTGCCCAGGCCAGGCTCGTCTCCGCAGAGGCCCCTTTTCACGGTCCGTATCCATTCGATACCCTCCTTCTGGTGTTGCAGCAGTGGCGGTCGGTTCTTAGGCAAGAATTTCTCCCTTGATCACGTCTCCGGAGTCGCCGGAGTCCAGCGCGGGGACCTCGACAGTGACTTGGGTCCGTGGGTCAATCTCTCCCTTGAAAGGTCCAACGGTAACCCAGCAGCGGATCGACCGTGAGCCTCCGCCACCCCAGTCATAGCCGCTGGTCAACTCGACGATATCTTCGTTATCCACACGGTTGAGTATGCCGACAATGGTCCATTCACCATTGCCGATCGACACGACGCGCCCGCAGTCCTCCCGAGACAGCTCAAGCGCTAGCTTGGTGTAGTAGCTGAAATTAGCCACGAAGCTTGACACCATCGCGCTTGAGGATTTTCTTTTCGAATTCCTGGGCGTAGCGCATGTTCCGGCCCTTGTCCGGGAGCAGCTCAAGTTGGTGGACGACCTTCCACTCAAATACACCCTCGATCCGGCGCATCAGCTCGCGGCTCGGGTACCGCTGGCCGGAGCGAATCCGGCTCACGGTCGAATGGTCGATGCTGAGCTTCTCCGCCACCGCGACATTGGTCAACTGGAGGTTAACCCTGCCGTCCTCGGTAAAGTATTGCTCTGCCTTCTCGCTCTTCATCATGAAGCTCTTTCCTATCTGTCAAGTGGCAGTCCAAGAGAAAGGCCCCAGGACTTTTGATCCTGGGGCCAGTCCCTAGGAGGACCGCCAGCACGCCGTGTACCGAAACCTAGTCTACCCTAGGTCTTGCGCACGACGCAAGCCGATTACGCTTTATGCTTGGGGCCAACGTCTGCCGGTGGGTTTACGAAAGCCGCCAGATCGCCTTCCGGGGCCTCCAAGTGCACCATACTCACTGGGAGGCCGACGTTCGGCGCGAGTGTCTCGGTGGCGTCATTCAAGGAGCCGAAAGCGGTATTGAAAGCAGCGCCGAACTCGGGCAGTGCAGGTTCGTCAGCGGTGATACCCTTGTCAGCCAGACGGGACGCAATCGACGTACCATCCTTGCCCGGGGTCTTGTAGAGGCCCATGTGCAGGCCGACACCGACCACGAAGGACAGCAGAGCCATTGTCAGCCACTGGAAGACGTCGAATGGTGTGTTGTGTCCTCCGAGGTACCAAGAAAGCAGCTCCGTGAGGGCCGAAGTCACAATGGACAGGCCCAGCAGGAGGATTGACTTCTTGTTGCCTGCCGTCATGCGGGTGGTGATCAGCCCAACCAGCAGCGGCAGAACCGCACCGACGAACAATTGGAGCAAGCTCCAGGGGTCGAAATTGAATACCATGTCGGGACCTTCCTAGGTTAGCGCTTGAGCCAAGCGACGATCTTGTCGAACACGGACTGGGCGACTGCCTCCGTGTCCACGGTACCGCCACCCGATCCGGCAGGCCGGTCGATCAGCGTCTTTACATCGGCCATGACACGGGCGGTGTCGGTGCCGTTGTTCGCGAGGTCCTGCAGTGCTCGGACGTACACCGGCTTCTCAGCGGTGCCCCGGTTGATGTTGGTGTCCCAGACTGCCTTGGCCACCGCTGCGGGCAGACCCTGGATCAGGCGCTGGTTCTCCTCGATCACGAACATGAAGCCCGGGTGCTTCTTACCCTGCGCGTCGGTCCATCCGTCGGAGGCCAGAGCCTTCACGTATGCGATAGCGCGGTCTACTTCTGCCACGGTCAAATCTCCTTCGTTGATTGTCGGTACGTTGACGCCTCGGGAGAGGCGGTCGATGCGGGCGAGGTCGTAAGTCCCAGGGCATGCCGTGGACTGCCACTCGTAGTGGTGCACGAGCGGTACGTCGCCGTAGATGGAGCGCAGGTACGCCACCAACTCCGCGATGGTCTGGTAATCCCCATCGGTGGCTTCCGGTCGGCACTCGATGCCAATGGAAGTCGTGTTGCCGTACGGGTTACCGGCGTGCCATGCTGCGTCGTCCGGAGAGACGATGCAGGACACGAGACCTTCCTGAACCACGAAATGTGCCGAGGTCGGCTTGGTGTTCGTGCACAGGAAGCCTTCTACGGTCCAAAATTCCTGGCCGTAGTTGCCCCACCAGTGAATCGTGATCGATTCGACCCGGCGAGGACCCTGGCCCCAGACCGCGTTGGCCTGAGAGCCGGGGGTGAAGTTCCGAGAGGTATGTCCCTCGAATAGCTGATAATTGGTCACAGCTCCAATCCTTCCGTAGGTTCGATAGGAGCGGCCTCGACCGGGGTTTCCCCAAGTCGGCTAACCTGCTCCGATAGGCGGTAAACTTGGCCCCTTAGTCCCTGAGCGTATCGCCGCCAGAGTGGAACCTGCTTGGCCGTTAGGACCGCTGCATTCCGCTCCTCCTGCAACTGGTCGATCAGGTTGGTGAGCAGCGTAATCTGGCTCGACTCCTGCTGGCTCTTGCGAGTCAGCTTAGCGACCAACCACATTGCAGCCCCGGACCCCAGCACCGTTACTGCCGTCTTTATCACATCAAAGAGCGGTGCCGAGAAATCGGTCATGGTCAGTGGTTCCCTTCTTCAATCTCAGCGATTAGTTCCTGAACTCGCTGGACTGGAGCGTTCACCAACCTCGAAATCCCGATACACGCTACCAAGAACGACATGTAGACTGTAGACGCCACCCATAGCCGGGAGGCGGTGGGGTTGCCCTCGACCATCCCGGTAATCCAGGCCCAAGTGTAGCTCAGTCCCCACACCGCGCACATTCCGGCGAATAGCGCCATTGCCCGCGACTGATCCTGCCGGAAGGCCGAGAAGATCAGGTAAAGCCCGATCACAAACCAAATGCCGCCCCAGTATCCCAGCGGGATCAAGGAGTCGAGCAGCCCCAGCCCCATCGGGATCGGAGGGATGATCGAGATTGGGGTCGGCAGGTACGCCAGACCAAAAATGGCCGACATACCGCCGAACCCCAGCAGAACAGCTCCGCGTGCTCCGTTGACTTTAATCATCAGCGGGCAACACTTCGCACCAAAGGTGGTTGTGCTTGCGGTCGTTGGAGGCCGCATGCGCGACTGCACCCGCAAATACCTGGGTCCAGATACGGGCACGAGGCGAAACGCCCGCGCCGATTGCGATCCAGTCGGTCTCCATGTTGCCGGTGAGCCAGTAGGACCCCGGAGGGCCGAATGACACGAACGACTTGGCCTGGGAGTCGTCCACCAGTTCCACGCCAGCCGAGACGCAAGTCCGGAGCTGTAGCGAGCCGGAGCCGATAGCACCCGAGGAGACCGTCAGACGGCCGTTCACGCGAACCACGGTAGCGTAGCTGCGGGTCGGTGCCGCCGAAACGATCCCGATTACCTTGTCCGCCGTCGAAGAGGTCGTCAGGAAGGTTGCCGGGTCGGCGTAGTACCGCTCCGGGGTCGAGATGTACTTCCACGCCGTGCCGTTCCACTGCTGGACGTGGTTGTTGCGGTCCATCCTCATGACGCATTGGCCGACCACCGGGGTCGTGATCGTGTCGCGGTCCGTCTTGCTCCGGACCTTGATCAAGCTGCCTCGGGTGGCGGTGTAGGGGAATACCTGCGTGTAGGACGCCTGCGAGGCCAGGGTCTGGCCAGCAGAGACCGTGGCCTCAGCCAGCACCAAAGCTCCAGCCGGGACCGAACCGTAAGGCGCGGTCGGGACTGCCGCTGCCGTGCCCGTGGTCACGCCCGGGACGGCGAGGTTGTTGGCGTCGCCCTTGGCCACGTCGTTTTGCTTCACCCAGATCAAGTCAATCCGGGAGTTGGTGCCCGGAGCCGCCGAAGCGGCGATGGTCTGGATACCCTCGTTCATGAATACGTAAGCGCCCTCGCCCTGCGTGCGGTGAAGCACGAAGTGGGCGGGGTCTATGTAGTACGTCATGGAGGCCCCAGAGCCGTACACGAGGGTAGCGTCGCCGGTCTCCATCACTCCGGAGCGCGGCACCCCCGGCGCATTTTCGATAAGGGTCGCTCCGAGCGCGAGTCGGGCCTCCGCAGGCGTGGTGCCTACGTTGCCGCTCGCGACCGGGACGAATAGCCCTCGTTTGGTCGTCACGTTGTCTCCTCCGTCGCGGGTGCAAGTGCCGCCAGCTTTTCAGCCATGGCCTGAATCAGTCGGCCCTGCTGGTCTAGGCGGTCGTTCATATCTACTAACATTCTACCCTGTCGCTGTGTCTTATCAACAAGGCGCTGAACGTAGGGTATAAGCCGAGGCCCGATCAGATCATACCGGATGCCGTCGATCTGATCCTCGAAGTAGGTCACTACATCGGGCCAAACCTCCGCCACTTCCTCCGCGATCATGCCAAATTCGTTCTTGGCTCCCTCGGACCTCCACTGGGGACCCTCGGCAGGCTCGCCCAGGATCGACAGCACTGGCCGGTACTGGGGCTTGCGGTCGTAGATCACGGGCCGGAGCTTCATAATGTCGGCGTCGGAGGGAGCGTCCCTGACGTTCTCCTTGTACCGGATCGATGAAGTGTTCCGCCCAAGGTGGAACCCACCATCGTTGCCGACCCAGACCGCATAGAAGGTGGACCCGGCCACGTTGTTATTGAACGCGTAGCTCGACCCGTCCGCCTGCGCAGCGAGGGTGGCGGTTGCTGCTGTGGTTGCGGACGCCACGGTGGACGTGATTTCCGACCCCGCGTGGGTGTGTACCGATGGAGTGAAGGTGGCGGGCTTCCCGGCCAGGGTCGCCCATGTCGCCACCTGAGACCCGATATGAACCCAAGTCGAGCCGTTCAGGACCTCCAGCCCGTACTGGCCAGGGTCCGAGTTCGTCAGCAGTCCATACCGGGCTGTCTCGGTGCCGTCCGCTGCATAGGCGATAATCGCCGCGTCAGAGGTCGAAATCCGGAGCCTGATGTTGCCCGAGGAGTCCTTGACCACCATCCCATCGCCACCCGAAATCGAGGCGTTGCGGAGGTCGGAGTTCTTGGACAGCTTGGAAACATCGGCGGCGATCTTCTCGATCATCTTACGAAGCCCGATGATCGGGTCCGTTTCGATGGTCCGACGCGGGATGCCGTCGAATGTTACCTCCGGCTCAAGTACCGGTGGCAGCTCTTCCGGGATCGCTGTCATTTAGCTCACTCCTTGAATCGGTGCAACGGCAATCGACACGTTGTTGGTGTGGTCGCCGTCAATCGACAGCATCCGGACCCGTGCCGCCTTGCCCTGAGGCAAGATCGGGTGGTCCATCGGCGTGATCGCCTGCGCCCAGTCACCCGGCAGGTACAGCCCGAGCTTGGGGTTCGCGTTGGCCTTGACGACCATCGACCAAGCATCCCAGGGCAGCGAGTGGTCCGCTGCGGTCCGGTTGGCCAGAGCCTGCAGGACCGCCCACGACTCCTCCTGCGAGGAGCCATTCTCGACCTCGGTCCACGGGTACCCGGCATTCAGGAGCTTGGTGTTCCGGGCCACTGCGAGGCGCATGGCCTCTTCCTGTCCGGAACCCGGTGCCCAAGCCATGGAGGCCATTTCCGTGCCGTCTTGGTCCACCCCGTAGTCCGCCAACTGCGACTTCTCTACCGAGGCGTCCCACGCCCAGTCCGGGCCAGCCTGCCCCATCAGGTTCGTGCCGTGTTCGAAGGCCCACTCGACGAGCGAGGGGTCGTCCGCCTTGAACCGGGGCCGGAACCGCATGTCCGGTCCGTTCTCGGTCCCGGACAGCTCCCTCAGCTCGTCGCCGATCCACGCGAGGTTGTACCCGTAGAAGGTCCGGGTGGCAGTCCCTGCGAGGTCTGCGGGCAAACTGATCGGCAACTGGCCTCCCCACGGGTTATCCTGGATCGACCGGCGCACCAGCTCCCGGGCGATTGAGCCTAAGTGCTTGTTCGCCACCGTGAACTTGGCCTTCACTGGGTCAACTCGCAGAGGGTCACCCGGTGCCCGGAGCGCTGCCCCGGGAAGGTTCTTCCGCCTGTCGAAGATCGACCACAGACCCTGGGCCTGTAGGTTCAGCTCGTAGGTGTTGGGGTTGAAGCCGCGCTTCCAGATCGGACCGCATTCCAAGATCGTGTCGCCGTAGGCCACACCAAGGAATTGTTTGGTGGCGAGAGTGAGGTTCTGGAGGTCCAGCTTTCGGGCCTCCTTGGATGCTACTCGTACGGTGGCGGAGACTGGCCCCGCCGCGTTGAGGCGCATACCCCACTTGAACGCCGAGACCGGCAAGGTCGCATTAACCTTGCCGGTCTTGACTTCACCCACGAAAACTCGGAATGAATCGTCTGTTACCACCACGCGGGCCTAACCTCAACTTTCATTTTGGCATTGATCGATCCGGGTGATTCGAACAGCCATGAGCCGGTTTCCCCTCGACCCAGCCGAACCCATTCGGAGACGACCAAGCTGCGGGGAGCGTACCCGTCCAGCATCACGGAGCCGTCGTCGGTGTCGATCACTAGCGTCTGCCCCGTGCGGATAGTTCCAGTGTACACCAGCCTCCGACCTGTGGTCAGCTCGGTGATGGTGAACCCTGGGACCGTGGTCCCAGTGATGGTGAACTTAGGGCCGGTGTCAGCCGTCCCAGGGTTCGTCAGCGAGACCGTGCCGGTGCTTCCCGCCACCCCAAAATCGAGTATTCCGACCGTGGACGGGATACTCGGGGTGAGGTCGTAAGCGGAGCTGGCATAAGGCGTGCCGTTCCAGCCGAAGTCGTGGGACCCGTTGTCCAACGTGTCACCATCGAACCAAGTCGGCGCGATAACTTCGGTTTTCTCGATCAGCGCCCGGGAGGCGTCGTAGTTGCCCACGTCCGGAGTGTTGCCGGTCGTGTGGTAGAACCACAACACCACCTTGTTGAAGTCGCCCGTGGCCGTGCCCGCGACAGTCACCGTGGACGGAGTGCCCGCAGTGAGTGTCTGGGTGGCCGAGTCGATCTGGTTGACCAACGTAGCCCCCATGTAGAAGCTGATCCGGAGCTTGGACGCCAACGTGTTCGGGCAGGTCAGGACCATTTGTCCAGTCCATGTGTCGTTCATCAGACCGGACAGCCCGGACTCAGTGTAGGTCCATCCCGTGGACCCGGAGGCCTTGGGGACGTATATCGCGCGGCGAGCCACGCCGGAGCGTCCGTCAGGCCCCGCCGTGGACCGCCAGAGGGTATCTCCGACTTCTCCCGTACCGGCCAAGTAGTTCCAGCCGGTCGGGGTGATCGGAGCGAACTTTGTGGACGTGGAGCCGTGAGCGGTCCCGGTCCATGAATAAACGAAATCGTCATTTGCGGTGGCCCCGCAATAGAACGGCTCGTTGATCCAGGTCTGGACCTCACCCTGGGTTGCACCCACGAACAGCGACACCGCGTCCACCCACATACGCTTGCCGGAGGGGACTGGGTTCACCGTGTCTGCCGGGTTGCGATACTGAATGTAGTAACCCACGCTGGCCGCAAGTGCCGGGGCCTGTCCCACAACCTGTAGGTTAGCCCCAGTGTAGAACCCAGCCGCCGTCCAGCTCGACAGCGAGTTCGAAATAGTAGAGCCAGCCGAGTCCCGCCAGTTCATCCAGATACGAGTTTCGTATCCAGTCTCGGTCGCGGTGAAAGCCCCGAAGCTGGCCCACTGCCCGGGAGTTACTGGAACTCGATAAGTCGAACCAATTACCTGAGCGCCCGGGAGGTTGGAGGTCCCGTCCGAGACCAACTGGAGAATATTACCCCCAGATTTGGTCATTTGGGGGAATGAACTGACGACCGTGGCCGTAGCTCCCACGAAGGCCCAACTCGTGGTCCCGGTTTCGAAGTCCGGGTTCACTACTTGGTTAGTCGAGTAAAGCTCGGTGCTGCCCGGGTTGGACGGCAGGCCGTTGGAGGCGAAGTTGGTCCGAGAGAGGTTCCATTGACCGGAGAAGAGGTCAAACCGCAGACCGCCACTCTCAGTCGGGATACCAATCTCGGGGGACCAGATCGAGGACCCGTATTTCCGGGGGTCCGGAGCCAACAGGAAGATCACGAAGCTGAACTGCGCCCGCCCGGTCCAGACCGGATCGAAGCCGTCCCCCGTAAGGTAGACGTTGGCCCAGCGGGTACCGAGGGCAGAGTACGTTGTGAATTTGCCCTCGGTACCGTCGCCGAACAGCCCCGCCAGTTCCTGGATTTTCATCTCGGCGTCCAGTGGCGAAGTGCCGATGTAGGAGCCGTGCAGCTCAATCAGCCGCTCGTCCTTCCACCCGCGCTCGGAGTGAGTGCCGTGTGCCCCCAACCGATCCGACTTGTTACGCCGGATCGGTGAGGAGCCGTGCCAGCCCTTGATGTTGTTCATCAGGAGCTGGGACCCCGTGCCCGGGGCACCCCACTGAATGTTTTCTCCAGTGGTTAGCTCCAGGCTAGCGGAGGTCGGAGCGACCAGCATGTTATCCGTCACGGAAGAGCACCTACAATCTTTCCTGCCGAGATAGAAGCGAGGTTTTCCTCACTCATCTTTTCCGATGGGTGGACGTGCTGTTCAATGAGCGGCCCGTTGCGTACTCCGCCGTATTCGCCCATCTTCACATCGTACGCCGCCCGGGAACCCTGGACCGAGAACTCCGGAACCTCCGGGATGGAGACCAGACCCGCCACCGAACCCGCAAGCGAGTCCTTCATCGAGTCCAAACCGCCGATGTAGCCCTCGACCGTGTTTACACCGAAGCCGAAGAACACCCGCGACGGGGAGTGGATGCCAAGGAGGTCCTTGAACACCCCGACGATGGGACCGGGTACGAGCGAGACGATCGCATTGCCGATTGCCCCCATCATGGACCCGATACCGTTGATCAGACCCTGGATGATATCGCGACCGATGTTGAACAGCGCCGATCCGACGTTGCCCAGTGCTCCAGTGATCTTGCCGAGCAGACCGCCGAAGAACCCAATCAGGTCACCCAGCATGCCGGATGCACCATTGACGATCGAGTTAAACGAGGTCGTCACGTAGTTGACGATCCCGGAGAATACCGAGCTAAAGAAGCCGAATACCGCGTTGAGTCCGCTACCGATGATCGAGATGATCGTCGAGAGGACGCCGGAAATTACGGCCATGATCGTGCCGAAGATGCCGGATACGATGTTCAGGATACCGGACCAGACCTGCGCCCAGTTGCCCGAGATGATCCCGGTGACCACCTGTATGATGCCCATCACGATCTGCATCACGTTGGTGATGATATCGGCTATCGCGGTAAATACCGTGATTACGACCGGCATCAATGCCTGGATGATCGGGACCAGCAGATCGGCAATCATCGCGATTAGTGGTGCGATTGCTTGGAGGACTACCCCGAAGATCGTTACCACCATCGGCATTACCGCCGTCACGAGCTGCATGATCACCGGCATGAGAGCCGTCAGCAGCGACCCGACCAACTGGACCACCACTGTCACGAGCTGCGACACGATTGGAGCTATCATCGTGAAGAAGCTGCCGAGCTGGGCGAACAGCGAAATCAAGACCGGAGCCAACGCCACGAACAGCGAGCCGAGCTGGGTTACCAACATCGTCGCGAACTGCTGCAGGGTCGGCATGATCGCAGTCAGGATCGCACCGAGCGAAGTACCGACCGCTGCACCCAAGGACCCCAAGGCTCCGGCCAGTGCAGGCAGCACCGGCATGAGCGCTTGGAAGATCATCCCCAGTGGCGAGAACGTCGTGAACAACTGGAGGACCTGAGGAATCAGGGCACCCAGTATGGGACCCAGGGTACCGAAGAGTCCAGAGAATACCGGTCCGATGGTCGCAACGGCGGTGCCGAGCGAGTCGTGGATCATGATCCCGAGACCCTCGAAGAATCCAGCGATTCCGGAGGAGGTAACTTCCTCGCCACCGCTGATCAGCGTGGAGAAGAACGCCCGCCCGGAACCCTTGGAATCCTCCCAGACCTGCCCGATCCGGAACCCGGCCTCTTCGAACTTGCCCGCCAGCCCGTCCGAGGTAATGTCGCCGTCGCTCTTGAGTCCACCGAAGAAGGCCCGGGCAACACCAGTTGCTTCGGCCAGTGGCTGGACCAGCGAGGAGTCCACTCCGAACAGGGACTGCATGATCGCGACGTTGGTGCCGCCGTTCGATGCTACTTCCTTAGCCTCGGAGACCCTATCCAAGAACCCAGAAATGCCTCGTACCCCTTCCAGGGCCTTGAGCCTCACTGCGGTGAAGGAAGGGGCCAAGAAGCCGCCGATTTTGGCCGACAGGTTCTCGGATTCAGCGGAGAGGGTCTTGGCTACGTTGGCCGTAGAGGTCGAGGTACGGGCGAAGTCGCCCTGAGCGTCGGCGGTCTGCTTGAAGATCAGCGCCTGAGCTGCCAGTACCTTCTGCTGCGGGGTCAGTGCATCCTTGGTCGTGGTGATCAGACCCTGGCGCATCGCCTCGTCTTTTAGGCTCGCGTCGTCCAACATCACGCCGTAGGCGCGGATTGGTTCGGTTTCGCCTCGGAGCGCTGCGCCGACTGCCTCAATTGCCTGTTCGGTGGAGGTACCCTTGAAGGATGCCATGTCACCGGCAAGGCCAGTAAGTTTGGTGGAGAACCCGGCCAAATCGTTACCGGTAAGGCCAGCCGCCTTACCGTAAGTACCGAATGTGTTGGCCGCGTTGATGACCTGCTGCGAGGACAGGCCCAGGGTGGAGCCTGCCGTCTTGGACTGGTCGATGATCATATTCATCGAGTCGCCGAACACGACCCCCGCTGCTGCGGTCGAGTCTTCCAGTTCGGAGAATGCCGCCACCGAATCGGAGGCGAATGTCTTGATCCGGTCGGCTGCGAACAGAGCGAGGGCCGGACCAACAACGGCTTTCAAAGCCCCGCTGATTCCGGCCCCCATGCCCTGCCCGATCCGGTCGCCTGCGGCTTTGCCGTCTACGCCCGAAACTTCTTTTGCGATTGCGCCTTGGAGACCTTTCACCGAGGGCAGCAGCGAGAAATACGCGGACCCTACCTCTACTGCCGTCATGTGATTTAGTCTCCTGCCCACCAGTCGTTAAACTCGCTGATTTTGATCGGTTCAGAACCGAATGATTGGGTTGATTTGTCCTTGACGCCGGGACGCTTGACTCGCTCCGGCTGGGCACCCTTACCGCCACCCCGCTGCCAGTTCGCATCGTGCAGCGCGTCAGCCACCATGGCCAACAAGTAGTCGGTGATCTTCCAACGGGACTGCTCGCCGTGCATTGACTCGGCCAGCGCCGACCCCATCTGGGTATGCGAAATGATCATCCACAATTCGCGCCAGTCGAGGTCGTCGCTGCCGAGCCAGTCCAGCTTCTTGCCCATTGAAAGGAGGGTGTATTCAATCGCCCCCCTGTGCTCCCTTAGGAGTTCGAGGAGGGCTTCGATTCCCCCAGCGAGACTCCGGACGCGTCGGCCCAGGCCTTAATGACGCCTTCGAGCTGCTCCATGTCGTCGAATTCGTCGATCAGACCGGGCTGGTACAGGGAGAACAGGAGCTGCAGCGCCTGCTGAACGGGCATGCCCTCGACCTGAATGGCGATGCTCGGCTTGAGGTACTTGAGCTTCGGGATGGACCTGATGTTGTCCTCGCCGGGGAGCTGGAAGCGGAACTGGTTCTGGTGCAGGCTGGCCTTGGAGGCCGGGACCCGGTACACGGAGGGTACGTTGTCGAGTACCTCGCTGATCGGCTGTTCAACCGACGCTGCGGCCTGTGCGGCCTGGATGCGGCGAAGCTCGGCCAGCTCGGACTCGGAAAATTCGGGGTTGGTAGTCATGATTGGGATCATTCCTTCGGTTCGGGATTCTTACAGTCGGGATCATTGGGTGGAACCGCTGGGGCAGGCGATCCCGGTACCTGCCCCAGCGAGTTTGTTACGCGGTGTAAACGCCAGTATCCGTGTAGATGTAGACGTTGTTGCCGAGTGCATCCGGGTAAGTGGTGAGCTTGACCGGAAGCTGAACTGCATCCTTCTGAGTGAAGGAGATTTCGCCGCGCTCGGTGACCTGTCCCAGCGGGACTACGATCTGGATCTTGCGCGGACCGTCCTTGATGCGGAATACCCAAGTGTTGACGGGCATATCCTGGCCGTTGAGCTGGACCTTGTGCATCAGACCGTTGCCGGTCGTGTTTGCAGTCGGGACCGCGCCAGCCGTGCCAGCCGCACCGGTATCGGTGTAGGTGGTCACCGCGCCGAGCGTGGTAACGAGCTTGTCTTGTCCACCGGAGAAGGTACCACGGTAGACCTTGTAGCCAGTCGCACCGGCCACGGCACCCCAAGTCATTACCTGAGTCGAAGTGGCGGTTGTGGTGGTCGTGGTGATTTCGTTGGAGGCCAGGGTCTCACCGTTGGCGTTGATCGCCGTGATCCGCCAGTAGAACGTACCGATCGGAAGAGTACCGCCCGTGGTGGCCGTGGCACCCTTCGTGAGGACCGGAGCGTTCAGGAAGGCCTGAGAGGTCATCACTGCCACGTTGGAGTCACCGAAGTACGCCCGGAGGGCTTCGGTGGACAGCTCCAAGTGCTGCCACGCCAGCTCAGCGGCGAACTCTTCAAGAACCTTGCGGATCGTGGTTCCGCTCCAGTCCTTGATATCGGACAGCTTGGTGTTCGGGGTGAGCTTCAAGCCGTCCGGGCCGATGTACCCGGAGTCGGTGTAGGCCGGGTCCAGGGTCGAGGCGATGGAGGACGGGAGCGCGGTGCCGACAGGGGAACGGAGGATCGCGCCCGTAACGAGCTGATCCGGCGCACCAGTGAAGACGTTAGCGACTTTGGTAGTCATTGTTCCTTCTTTCAGGTGGAAACGGTCTCGTTGGAGCGGATCGCTACAACGTATGTGGCGGTATATCTCACTTGCGCGGACAGACCATCCGGGAGATTGACGGGACCAGAAATCTCGTCACACCCGAGTATTGAGTACCCGTCGATTTCGGAGTACGAGTGGAGCAGGCCCCGGATGATTTGCGCCACCCGGGCTGCGCGTGTCTCAGTTGCGGCCCAAACTTCAACCAAGATTGTCGGCTCGTCCGTTACGAGGTCGCGCTGAACGCCACCCACACGACGGATGATCACGAACTCGCTGGGCCGGGGGTTCGGAACCTTGGTCCCGACCGGCCAGGATTTGCCGTCGATCCTTAGCAGATCACGCTGTACGGCGACCCGGAGTATATCCTCGGAGTCACCAAAGATGATTACCTCGACCACATCAGCCCCTCAATGCGTCGATGGAGCTGGAGAGTGCCCGGTCCTGCGCCTCAGCTTCCTGCGCGGACTTGTTGGCCGTGATCACCGAGGCCCTGGCCCTCGACCTGCCCGACTGGACAGTAGCATCGAAGATCGCATCCCCACCTGCCCGACTTCGAGCGGCGAAGGCCATTCGGTTTGCCGCCTGCAGCAGGTGCTCTTGCACTTCCGGGCTGTTGAGGAGGGCCTTGATCCCGGCGTCGTTTAGGACGACCTTTACCTCTTCGGCCATTATCCCTCCCAGCGGTTGATTACGAAGGTGAAGTGGTCCATCGTCCCGGACGGGCTGGGCTGGACCTGTACCTCGCCGTTGAGCTGGTATTCCTTCCCGGCGTACCGGAAGTGGTCCGAGTCCCGAATGTCATGGGAGGTCGGGGCCTGTACTTGGTACTGGGTGAATGTGGCGTCTCGGTTGGCCGAAACCTCGGAGGAGGCCAGCGGCTGGACGATGCAGCCTTTCAGGTCAGCCTCGGAAGGGTTGGAGTAGTCGAATGTCTTGTTTCCGTGGTCGTCAATAACTGTTGGCCGGAGCCGCACCAGGGTTTGACGGGCGAACGAAATAGGCAACATCAGACCACCAACTTGTAAGAGTTCATGACCTCGCGCTCGTAGTCGGTCGGGATCATCCCGCCCGATACGCCCTGCTGTACCGTGCCCCAGTTGATCGACATTGCGCCTGCCTGCTCCCGGGTGGCACCCATTGGGGAGGCCAAGCCCCTCGCCACCAAAGAACAGGTGAGGAACTGGAGCTGGGCGAGTTCATCGTATCCGTGGTCCATAACCACTACGATCTTGCGGTACCGGTTGGTCCACGGTCGGCAGTCGGTGCGCTGGACCAGCCCAATCTCGGACCAATCCAGCGCATCCACGTCCAAGGAAACCCCAAGCTCGGTCACGGAGACCAGTTCCTGGAGCTTCTGAGTGGGCAGGGGCAGCGTAGGGCCTCCGGGACCGTCCAAGGTCACGGAATGCCCCTCGACGGCTGGACCGATGTGCCACCCAGCCTCACGCCGGATAGACTGGGTGACCGCCTTAATTGCATCGGCTACGCGAGGGTCAGTGGAGAGGATCGCACCCTTGGTGAAATCTTCCAACTGAGCCGGGGTCGCGAAGTCGGGTAGATCAGCGATAGCGACCAAGACGGCCACCCCTTTCGTCTACTTGTTGGCGGGAGCTTCGCCGGACTTGTTCTCGACTTCCAGAGGCTTCTCAGCTTCCTTGGCGGAGAGCAACTTGGCGTTGCCTTCACCGAGGGAAGCCGCGTATTCCTCCGTGGCCTGGATTCGGTGCTTGATGCCGTTGATCTTGACTTCGTACGTGTGGAGCTTGCCAGCCATGAGCTGATCCTTCCGGGTTAGGTTAAAGGTTGGGTGGGGCGGGGGCCACTAGGACCCCTGCCCGATTGAACTACGCTACGGGAGCGAGGTTCAGCTTGACGATCGCGGACGGGCGACGGACAGCAAGGCCGACGCGCTCCTCAGCGCGGACGGTGATCTTGTTGTCGGTGAAGTCCGTGGAGTGCGAGTTGGTGGACTCGACGCGGACCCCGCCCTTGCGGTAGACCGTGGTGGACTGCTTGAGTGCACCGACGATTGCCGTACCCTGGGCCACGGACGGGGTAACCAGCGTGCGCAGGCCCCAGACCGGAGGGTTGACCATGACCTGTCCGTTGCCGTACTGGCCCTGGAAGAAGCCGCCGCCGAGGTACTGGTCGTTGGCGTCCTTCTGGAGGCGCAGCGACTGGTAGTCGAGCGGGTGCATAACCAGCGAGTCAGCGGCCAGACCGGAGGCGGTCTGAACGGCGGTGATCTGACGGAAGATTGCATCCGCCACACCCTCGCCGGAAAGGCGAGCGCCGAGCTGAATGCCGGAGCGGTTCAGCAGGCCGAGAACGTTGGTGCCGGTGCCGTCACCGTAGATCAACTGCTGCTCTTCGAACTTGGCCAGTTCGTAGAGGAGACGGGTGTTGATTTCGGAGACCACGAACGGCAGGTCTTCCATCATCTCGTCCGAGAACTTGATGTAACCGGCGATCTTGCGGATCGCGTCGGAGGCCAAGATCGGGTCCGGGATGTGAAGCTGCGGCTTGCCCGCGCCTTCCGCAACCGTGGTAAAGGCACCCTGTACGGGTCCCTGCTCGATGAAGTACGCAATGGCCGTACCAGCCAGCGAACCTGCGCCGAGCAGGTCGGCCAGGATCAGCTCAGGCCGGGGAGCCTGAACGATGGTCTGATCGAACGTGGTCAGGACCGGGGTCTGGAATACCGACCCTACCTGATGCGTGTCGCCAGCGGCCTTGGACGGGCCTTCCCATTCAGGGGTCGCAGCGGAGAAGCCCTTGACACCGAGGTTCTCCTTGACGGCCTTGTAGGCGGTCGCGGCGAAGTGGTCGCCCAGGGTTGCTGCGGCCTTCTGGAGACCATCTTCGCGACGGTCGCCGTCCTTGGCCTCAGCGCCCAAAGCGCCGATCTGGTCGAGCAGGCCCTTGCCACGCTCGCCAGCAGCGATCTTGGCGTCGTAGCCCTTGACCTCTTCAATGAGGTTAGAGATCTGAGTCTCTTCCTCAGAGGTCAGGTCGCGGGACTCCGCGCCTGCCTTGGCGTGAAGTTCCCGTGCCGCTTTCAGAGCTGCGGCGCGCTTTGCCTTGATATCCATAATGGATTAACCTTCCAGTGAGAGGAGTTGGAGTTCTGCCGCGAGGCTCCGAGAGCTGGCGGACGATTTCGGACGGGGGTCCTCGACCTTGGCCGGTGAAGGCTCCTCGGTCTTGCCCTGGCCCTTTTCGCTGGCCGCTTCCAGAGAGCGTGCACCACCCATCAGCAGGTTGCCGATGGAGTGGTATGTTTTCAGGAGCTGGTCGAAAGCAGCGGGTGACAGGGTACCCTCACGAAGCTGTTGCTCGGCAAGGGCAGCTGCCTTGACTGCCGTAATTTCGGTTTCCTGATTGGCCCCAATCGGGACCACCGAGACTTCGTAAAGTTTCAGCTTACGAAGCTCGAAGTATTCTTCGGAACCTGCCGACTCGTCGTCGGGGTTCTTCTGACGTTCGGCCCAGCCGCCCTCCAGCACATCATATGCGAAGGACATTTGGTTGATGCGCCGACCCTTGATCAGCCGGTAGACCTGAGCCGCCTTGGGCGACTCCAGATCAAGCTGGTTCAGGGTCAAGAGGCCGTGGTCGTCCTCTTTAGCATCTTCCACGTGGCCGATATTGTAATCCGGGTCGGACATGTTGTGGCCGAACAGCAACGGCAGGAGATTGCCGCTGTCCTTCCATGACGTCAGGGTGTCAGCGAAAGCCCCAGGCATTACCACATCGCCATAGGAGTCCTTGTTGCCGAACACCGAGGCATAAGCCTCGAACTGTCCTTCTTTCAGGCCGTCCTCGGGACCAGCTTTCACCCGAATCTGGGCGTCTTTCATCTTCACGATGTTTTCCCTTTCCGGGTTAGTCGACTGATATTGAGACGGAGCAAGTACACCCCGCCACCCCATCGGCTCCGAGGACGGGATCACCCGGCCAATCGGCACCATTGCTGAACTTTTGATCGATCGGGACTGTCTCGCCGTTCATCCGGGAGTGCGTCTTGCGCGGGTTAGATGAATTGACGATCCATGTCTTCGATTTCTTCTCCGGTTCTCCGGGGACCTGCTTACCGGCTTCGATGGTGGCGAATGCGCTCCACGCGGTGAGCAGAGCCGCTGCGGCTGTCACCGACCGGTTATCCTCGGCCTTCGAGAATACCTCGGACGGCTTCGGGGCCTCTTCATCGTCCGCTGATGCCAGAGCTTCATCGAGAGCCGCTTTCGTGGCCCCGTTGATGCCCTGGGCGCGGCTCAGAGAGACCGCCTGCAGGAACTTGAGAGTCCGTTCGGAGTCGTAGGCGTCCGGTTCGAACCCCAGCTCCTCCGCGACCTGCCTCCCGATCTTGTGGGAGACCGCCACAGCGAGCTTGTAGAGGTCTGAGGCCAGCTCCCGGTTCCAGCGGTCCTCGTCCCACCAGTCCTCGCCGTCCTTCGCGCCCAAAGCGGACAGGACGACAGCCGACTGACGTTTGAAGAACGCCTTCAACACCTTCTCGATGTTACCCTGGGCCGTATCCGACCCCCGGGCCTTCTCTCCAAGGTCCAGAATCCCGACCGGACCCCAGTCCCGCTGCGCCTTTTGGGCCAGCGCGAGGTAGGAGTTTTGGCCAGTAATGCTGTCCGGGGTCGAGTCAGCCGGTGAAGCCTGCCCGCCCGTTACCACGTTCAGTGGGACGATCAAATCATCGCCACCCGGGATCGCCCGCAGGTTCTCCTTGGCGCGTGCCTCGTTCCGGAGCATCCAAGGACCGCCGACTGCAGCCGACATGACTGCCGCCTGCTCCTCGAAGGACCCCTGCAACTTCTCCTTGATGTTGAACTCGATGTACAGATCATCTGTGCCCGGGTCCAACTTCGGTACGAGGAAGGAATTCAACCGGTCCTCCAACTGCGCCAGGATCGGACCGAGCGTGTTGGTGTAGAGCGACTTGTTGAACTCGCGGACGTTGGAGAAGTTCGCGTTGTCCAACTGGCCGACCATCGTGGGGTTGATGTGGTAGACCGAGCAGACCGTCTGGAAGCTTAGCTTGGCAGCTTCAATGAACTGGTCCTCTTTGGCGTTGAACCCCATCCGCTGGGAGGTCATGCCGTCCTCAAGGACGACCGAGCCGCCCGCGTCCTCGCCGCCGTCACCAGACAGCTTGGAGTCGAGCGCGGCCTTGAACTTCCGCTTCTGGTCCGGGGTCCACGAGGGTGCGTCCTTGGGTCGGGAAATCACCATTCCGAGGCGTCCACCCTTGGTCCACTGCTGTTCGCGGTAGACTTGGGCGTGCACCTGTTCGGAGATAGTGGCCTTCAACGCCTCAACCGGAGTTACACCCCGGTTCAGGTTCGTCGGGTCCCAGCCGTGGAAATAGAGCACGTCCTCAATCGGGATTTTCACCGGAGCGGTTGCCCCCGGTGGCTGCACCTTCACGTAAGACGGACCCCAGATATCTCCGCCACCGAACCCCTGAACCCAGGGCATCGGCACCGGCTGGATGGACCAACCGGAGGGACGGTCGATATCCTCGACCACCAGCCAGAGCGCCTCGTCCCACAGAGCCAGATCACTTACGAGAGAGTAGATCAACTCGTAAGTAGTCTGAGACTTGTTGGGCGATTTCAGGGTCTGGGCAGTGACGCTGGCCCGGTCCCGTTCGCGGTCGTTCTCGTCCAATCGCTTGAACGTGTGGACCCCAAGCTGGGCGATGTTGCGGGCCATGAATGAGATTACCGTCCGCAGGTTCGGCTGGTTTCGGTACAGCGTCGCCGGGTCTTGGCCCCGAATCAGTCGCCGTACATCATCGAAGCTGGCCGGAACCCCGAACAGGGTAACTGTCCCGTAGTCCGTCCGGGTCAGGGGTGACATGACGTTCCGCAGGGCATCAAATACGCTCACTAGTGCTCCCTCCGGAGGTCATACGAAGATCAGTTCTTCGTTGTCGTATGCGCTGGTCTTTTCTTCCTCTACAGGCTGGCTTAGCGCCCAGACTGCAGCAGTAATCGAAATCAGCGGCGAAATATCGAATGGCGACCGCTTCCGGTCCCACACCCAATAATCGGCAATGGGCTTGGTCTGAGCCGTGCCTGCCGCGAGGTTCAGGACCTCTTGGTTCAGGTGGCGAATCAGGCCCTGGGTTACCTTGTCGTACATCTGGGCAGTACCGCGACCCAGCTCACCGCCACCCCACCCAACTACCCGGATACCGGCCTCGACCATATCTTTCAGGAGGGAGGAGACCGGGGAGCCATTCTCCTGCATCGCGACTCCGAGAAGTCCTTCGCGGTCCTTCCGCTCCTCCAGCCAGGGTATAACCCAGTCTGTTCCGGCACGGTAGGCGACTACCTCCACGTGGTACTTACCGTCTGCCCGGAAGCCCGCAACCGAGATTGCGGTAAACTTGCGGTCCCACGAAACGTCCACCCCGAAGTAGTAGCCGCTGACGCGCTTGGACGACATGTCCTTCAAGGTCTCCCAGTGGCCAGCCTCCCAAGGTCCGACCGCTGCGGTCGAAACCCACTGGCAGAGGCACTCGACCCGGAACACTGGGTCCGGGTCGGTAGCGTGAGCGGAGGCCAGGGCCTCTTCCGTCAGGCGAATCTCGCCGTCAGCGTCCTTGTGCCCAACGGAGGGGTTCGCCATTGCCCAGCCCCGGCGATCCGAGGTCGGCATTTCCGGTGGCGCGGAGAACTCAAAGAGACCCAGCGAAACATCATCGGTGTCCTTGGCCTCAATCGCCGCTGCGGCTTGGTCCCTCAGGTGGCTCAATACGACCGAGGAGGAGTCACCAGCGTTCGAAACACCCCAGACCTGAGCCTTAGGACGGGCCATGGTGGTTTTGGTGATCGCGCCCCAGGCATCCCACGAGGAGTGCTCCCGGAGTTCGTCAAGGATAACCAGATCGCCGGAGAGACCACGGCCACCCTTACGGGTAGCGGCAGTGACCTTGTACTGCGAGCGGACCATCGTCCCGTCCGCACCCTCAAAGGCGATCCGGAGCGACTTCTTGCCGTTGGTCTTATCAACCGCCGTAATGTCGGCGGCGAGGTCCTCGTTATCCTCCGCGAGGGAGACCGCCTCGGACCATTGCTTCTCAGCGATATCGAGGTTTTGGGCGGTACCGATCACGAGGGGAGCCTCGTCAACGTACATACGCCACAGAGACAGGACCTGCAGCAGCAGGGACTTGCCGTTCTGGCGGGCGACCAGCAGAACCACCGTACGGAACCGGAACTTCCCGTCCGGGTTCAGCTCCAGTGCGTGGATAAGCACCCACTTTTGCCACGGGTACAGGTAGAGGCCCAGGACCTGCTCTGCGAAGGCGATGCACTCCCAGCCACGAGAGGTCTTGGGGGTCAGCTTCCGCTTGGGCGGGGTGTGAACCCGGGGGACCTCGGAGCCGAGCAGCTCTTTCCTAGCCGGTGGCCTTTTGCTGCCTGCTGCGCGGCTTGGTGGGCGCTTTTTGGTCGCTGCTGCTGCCACTTCGAAGCTCCCTTACTGCGGCTAGGCCGCTCTTGGGCTTCTCGTTCTTCATGTCGAGTGCTTTACGAGCGGCGATGGAGCCACCGAGCTTCTCAAGGCCCGAGATGATCTGCGGGATGGTGTAAATTGCCTTGTTGTGAAGCTCCATGGCGCGGATTAGGTCCTTGGGTTCGGCCTCGCCACCCAAAGAGAGGGCTTCGACGGTATGTCTCGTGGAGTCGCAATACTCCGCCATGGTCCGAATACCACCGACGATCCCCCAGTCCTTCTCGGAGAGGTCGTCCTTCATGGCGTCAATCGAGCGCTCCACGTATTCCGACATTTTCTTGTTGTCGAAAGATTTGGGGTCAAAAGGCATCTTGAACTCCTTCTCCGCGTACGTGTGCGGGCGACCCCGGGTCGAATACCAGAGGGAGAGAGGACAC